TTTTCAACAACGCCAACAACGTATCCTGCGGGCATTGCCGCAAGAATTCCTATGATGAGTTTCTCCAGGTTGTCAAGTGAACCTGCGTTGCTATTTGAAGCAACAATTGCAGTAATTGCAAAATTGATTTTGACCTGTGTTTTGGCTTTGCCAATTAGCACGACTTCCATGTACGGCGAATCAGGCACAATCACAATTGCAGGCGGAATTGGTGATTCGGGTACGGACGCGTAACAAGTCGCAGCAAGTGATGAAAACGCGTTTGCTAACGCTGCACGGGTTTCGGAAACGGCATTGGCTGGCACTATTGCACGATACCTTCGACGTCTAAAAACGGTTGAAGTAATGAAGACACCCTGTTGGTCAAACTGCGACCCATTCTGTATGGCGTGCTAGCAAAATCCACGCCTTCGATCTGTCCACCAGCAGCCACGCGTGATTGAAAGACTTCAACGCTGACTGCCAAAATTGCTGATTCAATTGCTGGGTTGTTTGCATAGATTGCGGCGGCGGAATAGCCTGACAATGTTGCAACGCCTTCAGGAATGATGTCGCGCACTGTTACGTTCGACGACGTAATGGCTGCGGTGAAATGATAATCGGCGGTTTCAACAACGGTGACGGTTGCCGTAAATGGTGCTGGCAAACCCGTGACAACAATTGATTGACCCTCAACAAAATAATGTGGACGCTGCGTGTAATACGTCGCCACGTTGCTTTCTAATTTGTAAGCGGTAACCGCTGAAGTGTTTGCAACCAGCATTGGCAGAATAACCGCTTCGCTGGTATTGATGATTTCGTCAAGATACGCGTCCGAATAAAGAGAAACGGACACGCCAAGAACTGTTCGCAATTGACTTGCGGTGACGATTGCTGGCATGTCCGTTTCCTTTCGATCGACTGCGGCGAGATCGGGAGAACCCGCCGCATGCTTATTTTTTTTTAGATTGTCTTATCGTTGCGGAATGCACCATTTGCAAGTTTGATTGCAGTTGCACCGAATGAATAAAGACCAACGGTGATTGAACCGTCTGCCGTTGATTCTGAACGCAACTGGAAGTTGCTTGACTCGTACCATGTGTATGAATCAGGGTTCACGATAATCATTGAACCGTCATCTGAACCTGCTGGTGCTGAGAAGTCTGCGTATAAATCAAGCCCCGCAACGTTTCCACGGAGACTGTCAGGACGCAATGCACCGCCCGCATTCATAGGTTGTGACGCAACGTAAATTGGACGTCCGTTATCGTTGAGTGACATTGTGTTCGCCCACTGGCTTGCACCCATGATGATGTTGCGCGCGAAGCCTTGTGTGTTTGTGTAGACGGTTGCAGCACCGCGTGAAACGAAACCAAGCAATTCAGCAGCAGTTGGAAGTGCATTTAATGCCGTTCCGTCAATACCTGCGTTTGAAACAAGAATTCCGTTTACATAAGCATTCTGCGCCTTAGCAAGTGCAGCGACCATGTTGCGTAATAGTTCGTCAAAAAATAATGGTGACGACCTTTCAAGTAATTCTACAGAAAATTTCTGCTGACCCGCGAACTTGACCACGGGGACTGATAGGTGACTGCTCTCCTGGTCAGTATTTGAAAACGCGTTAGTTTCAGCAGTGACTGCAACGGTTGGCATGGCAGTGATTTTTGGAATTTCAAAAGTCATTCCAGCGTCAGGCAATGTGCCACGGCTGATTGCGTCAATGCTTGGACGAATTGTGTTGCCAAGACCATTGATGATTTCAGTCAACTGACGTGTTGGAACAAGTCCAGCGTTGTCAGTTGTTGTTGCGCCATTGTTTGCGGCGTGAACATAATCGCGCGCGTCAAGGTCACCCATTGACGAACGAATTGTGTTTTCTAGGTACTTTGCAGCAGTGACTTCAATGCGTGGCTTTGTTGTAAAGCCTCCCACCTTTGGTCGTGCTGACGCAGTGATTGTTTCTGCGGCTTCTACCGTCTCGACGGCTTCCGCTTGTGTGACGGTGTTGTCCACTTCGTCTCCTTCTGTTGTTGGTGTGACTTCAGGTTCGATTGTCGAATCTGAAACTTCATTTTCGTCAGCGGTTGTTGCGGCGACTGATTCGACGCGCGCTGATCTGATTGCGGGTTCTGATGTCAATGCGACGCCAGTTAACTCACCTTTTAAAATGCGAACTGTGCCGTCTTTAAGTGTTTCGTATTCATCAAATGAAACTTCTACACTGAATCCGTCGCGCATTCCTGTGCTTGCTTCAACCAAACTGTCATTGCCTGCGGTTGTCTCAACGATTTTAAAAACGGCTTCAATGCCCGAATCATCTGAAGTCATGGAAAGTGTTGACCCAATTCTGCGGGTTCTGTCATGTTCAAGGTTAAGCAAAACGGGTGTTGGTTCGATTGAACCAGCAGCAAATTGAACTTTGCCAATTGAAGCACTGCCAGTTTCTTCGAAGGTCACAATGCGCCCGGTGATTGTGCGACGATTTGAATCTGCCGCAGTGATTTGCATTGGTGTGATTACTTTTTTCATAGCAGCATGTCTTCTTCCTCGCGTATTTCGTCGATCGACATTGCGCCGATACGATTTAAGATTTCATAAACTTGCGCGCGTTCGTACGGGTTACCACGAAGGAAGTCGTCTAAATCAAACGACACACGATTTCCTGCTGGCGTAAAATCTGCAAAAGATAGGCGTTGTTCAATGATTGACATGTAATTGCGAAAAGCAAAATCAACAAGGTCGCGGCGCTTATCTAGCGCGTTTGAATAAGTGAATGAAGATTGCTGCGAATCTGTAAAGTATGCGGGCAAACCAGCCGCTCGTGATAATTCAAGCGCCAGGTAATTGCGTGCTTCATTAAGTTGCAAATTCTTTGGGTCATAACCAATTGTCGAAAGATCGACGTCCGCGTTTAAGTAAATAACTGACTTTTTAGCACGGTTGCGAATTGCACCCAATAACTTTGAAACGCGATCTGCTGGCAATGATGTGCCATTTGATTTCAAAACCATTTGTGGAATTGGGTCTGCTGCAAAATCTAATGCTGCACGTTCTAACGCAGCAGCGGCACGAATTGTGCGCCCTGCGCGATTAAGCAAGCCTTCTTGCGCCCCAGCAAACACGACCAAATTTGAAGGGTCAACGTAAGAACCGTCAATTGAATAAGAAACAATTTCCGTTCCAATGCCGTTAGTCTGAATTGTTACGCGCTCAGGTGCTACACGTTCCATTGCACGAATTTTGCCCGTGTCGGCGTAGCGTTCCATAACGTAGGCATAAGCGGACGGAAAAAAGAACAAGTCTGAAATAATCCATGACCAAAATGTTGTTCCAGGAATTCGCGGGTCAGGCTGATTGATCACGCGTGGCTGCGTTACCTTTTCGCCTGTTGCTTCATTGCGTGTGTGCATAGGCAATGACGCAATTGTTTGAATAATTCCTAACGCACGTGCAACCGTTGGAATAGTCATTGCTTCCGAACGAATTGCGCTGGTTACACCTGAAAAGAAAAGTTGTCCCTGTTCAGGGTAATACGGCGCAATAGCGGCTGCGTCAACCGAAGCGGCAGTGACGGCTGCCTTCGGCTTCTGCGGAACGAACAAGTCAAATAAACCCATGTGCAAATTGTGTCAGGCTTATACGTTCAACCGATCATGATGTCAAGATCATTCTCTGGGCGTGTCGCGAAGTGTGAAACAAGACTGACTGCCACTGCCCCACAAACGATCGATTGTGACGCCCTTCGTCCTATAACCCACCCGCCGTCACCGCGACGCAATTGCACCGCAGCCAAGACTTCTTCAGAAAGTTGGCTTTGCCCCCTATGACGCAAACGCCCTGAGTTGATCGCCGACAACATTTCGTCACACGCTTGCGGATACGCGTTGTCCATGTCGAAAATTGGAATTCCCGCTGGTGCAAGTCGTGCAGCGACCGCGCCACTGGTTTTGCGACTGTAAAGGACGTATTCGGTCGGATATTTGCGGGCATAGTCTGCCAAGTCGTTTGCGATTGCTTTGTCGTCCAATTGAAGATCATTTGACCAGGTGTGCAGCAATTTGACCACAAACTTTTCGTCACCAAGTTTCTGCGCCCCGACAAGGCTGGCATGCCTACGGTCAGGTGAAAGGTCAATTGCCAACCAGGTGAGTTTGTCAACGTCTAAGTCGGCTTTCTTGTCCAGGCAGTTACCCCACGACGCAGAATCCACCGCGCTATTGATTGCCACAACCCAACGGCATAACACTTCGGTCATAACTACGTCAGGCGGGTCATTCAGCACCGATTTGATGTTGTCGGCGTGAATCAGTGTTCCCATTGACGGGTTTGAATGCCTGGCGTTCTCCACGCTGATTTCGTCGGTTGGCGCTGACCATTCAAAATAACCAATGTCATCTTCGACGCCTGCAATGCTTGCCAGCGCTCGATCGCGGAATTGATTCAAGACAACTGACGAAGAATCACCCGCATTCGTATATGCCATGACCATGGGGTTGACCGCCGCCATCAGGGTGTACCGCAAACTGGCAAAACTTTCGATATCGTTCATTTCGCGTAATTCGTCCAGGTGAATTGTCGAAGGTCGGGAAACACCACGGGCAGCCGAACCCCCTGCGCGTACTATGAATCTATTTCCCGCTAACGTTTCTATTTCTTCTCCGCCATGCTGCCAGCGAATCTTCTTGACCTGTTTTGCCAGTGAATCATTCTTTTCAATGATCTGAACCATTGCACGAAACTGTTCAAGTGACGTGGACAAGCGGTGCGCTGAACCGATTTGCAAGTTTTCGTCCCATAGGAAAAGACCGCCCAAAATCCTGATCAACTGTAAAAACGATTTACCATTTTGCCGTGCCACAACAATCGTGTTGACAGGCGTTGCCCAGCGTCCGTCAGCCTTGACCTTGTGCGTGTGGATAAGTGCAAATTTCTGCCATTCCATAAGATCAATGCCAAGACTGCTGGCTAGATCAACCAATTCATGCCCGCGTGACGGTAAATCGTTCAACGGTGTGTGAATTCGGGGGGTTTGAACCCCTAAAACGGGAATAACGGCTTCTGTGTCCCTACCCAAAACCGTTTGCAGCCCTTTTAAGCCTTCTTCGGTTGGTTGGTGACCTTCTATGACCTTTTCAATCATTTTCGTGGCTTCTTGAGTCGTTTTTGGGGGATATTAAACCAG